ATGACGATTGTTGTGAAGATGATTGTAAGAATGAGTGTGAATTTGCTAAGAATTACGATTGTGATTGGGATGACGAGGAATAAGGATTGATTGATACATAGATTAGAAATTAAAATATAAATTTTTGAAAGAGGTCGGGCTTATAATCCGATGTGCAGTCTCCTAGCTGCACTCTTTCTTGTTTTTCTAGGAGAATGTTGTGATTGTTTAATATTTAAATTAAAACTAGGAGGTAAAGGTATGTTGATAAGTAAAGAAGTTGAAGTAAGATTGTTTGGTAGAATTATAAAATATTATAAAAATTTGGGCTATGATATACCTATGTATCAAAGCAAAGACGGTATGCGGATAAAAAATGGAACAATTTTAAAAGTTAAAATAGAAGATGTTTCACAAGACAGTCATGTCATGGTATTAATTAAATGTGATTATTGCACGAAACAATACTTAACACGATATGATGGTTATAATAAACGTAAAGAAAATGACATTGCATTAGATTGTTGCGACGAATGTAAAAGTATAAAAAATACAGAATTAAATATGTTGCGCTATGGAGTAGAAAATCAGTTTCAACGACAAGAAATTAAAGATAAAATTGCAAATATTATATTGGATAAATATGGTGTGACACATCCGATGAAAGTACCCGAAATACAACAAAAAGCTATGCAAAATATGTCAGATAAGAATGGCATTGAATGTTCTACACAACAAAAATATTTGCATAATTTACTTGGTGGAAAATTAAATTTTGTCGACAGTAGTACTAAAGGTTTTGCTATAGATATTGCTTTCCCTGATCAAAAAATCGCATTGGAATATGCAGGCTCTGGACATGCATTACAAGTTAAATTTAAAAATATGACCGAATCAGAATTTAAGCGAAAAGAAATTATAAGATATTTAATATTAAAGCAAAACGGATGGAAACAAATACATATTAATTCAAAGTATGATTATTTGCCTGTGGATGATGTTATAATTAGTGAAATTAAAAATGCAATAGAATGGTTTAAATCTGATGAAACAGGGCATTATCATTATAATATTGATGTTGGTAAACCAAAAGATACGTTTATGTATGGGAAATTAAGAAAAGTAAAACAAATAGATGTAATGAAAGAGGTTGGCTAAATGCCAATCTTTTTTTTATGTAATACTGAATAAAGGAGTGAATACTGCAATGCCTAGACCAAAAGGAAGTAAAAATAAACCTAAACCTAAACAAACACAAGCCATGATTGCAAAACAAATTGATGACAATACTCAAATTGCATGTTCAAGATGTGCAAAACTTAAAGCTAAAAAACATTTTTATCAAAGTATAGACAATCCTATGCATCCCACTGGTAGAGTACCATATTGTAAAGATTGTTTGAAATTAATGATTAGTGATACAAAAGGAAAAGTTGACATTAACAAAGTGTATGATGCCTTACAAAAAATAGATCGACCATTTTTATATGATTTATTTGTAGTAAGTATGAATGGGCATTTTAATGACAAATTTGGTGAATATGTCAAAAATTTACAAATGGTACAATATCGCAGTTTGACGTGGAAAGATTCTATATTCCAACCAAAAGCTACTTTAAATTATGATGGTGTAAATTCTAATGATGATGTGGGTATAAAAAAGAACATTAATGTAGATAATAAATCGTATGGTGAAAATCGGGTGTCTAGTGGGAAAATTATAGATTTTATTGTCACGGATGCCGTAATTGATAAATGGGGTTGTGGATATACAGATGAAGAGTATTTTTATTTTGAAAAAAAGTGGAAGAAATTAATTGACAATTATGGTGAAAAAACATCTTTACACGTAGAAGGATTGATTACATATATTAGATTTCGAGTTAAAGAAGAGCTGTCTACAGCGGATGGCGATGTTCGAGAAGCAAAAGAATGGGCAGCAATGGCAAAACAAGCAGCACAAGATGCGAAATTAAATGTTGCTCAATTATCTAAATCAGACATTAGTGGTGGCGTGGAATTATTACCTCAAATATTTGAGGCAGTTGAAGCCAAGGTTGGAATTATATCAATTATGCCAAAATTAAAAGCTCAACCATATGATGATGTTGATTTGATTATTTGGTGTGTCGTTAATTACATACGAAGATTAGAAGGCAAATCTAGAATAAAATATAAAGATGTTTGGAATTTTTATGATGATATGTTGGTTGCACATTATAATTCACAAGGGTACACAAAAGAACAAATAAAAAAAGAAAGAGAAAAAAGAAATAACATCTTTCGAGATTTGGGTGCAGTTTATAAAGAACCAATATATGAAGAAGGTGTGGAGTAATGGCTGGTTATAAAAATTTTGAATCTAAAAATAATAAATATGAACGTGATAGATATGATATATATGAATCCGAATTTGAAACACCACTTAAATCGTCAGAAATCAGTGCAAATATTATTATTAGAAATCTTGAAGAATTTTGTGAATTATGTTCATTTTTAAGATTCTATCCTGATATATTTTGGGATTTATACAAACCTGAAATTGGTGGGTTAATATTTGATTTACATCAAAGAGTGATGATTAGATTGTTGTCCAGATTCCCTGAAAATTATTTGTGCGCACCCAGAGGAATTAGTAAAACTCTACTTCATGTAATGGCACAATACCATACGGCATGTTGTTTTCCCGCTATATTAACATCCATAACAGCATCAACCAAAGAGAGTGCTTTGAAAATATGGAAAGATAAACACGATGAGATTATACGTTTTTACCCTAGTTTTGCAGCGAATATAAGATCTGCAAATTTTTCGAAAGATTATGGAAGAGTTGAATTTGTCACAGGAAGTGTTGTAGATAGCCTCGCAAATGCGCAAACTAGCAAAGGTCTTCGTCGTCGGCGGGGAGGACTGGAAGAATCTGCCTTAATTGACAAAGAAACCTATGACGATGCAATTGAACCAATTTTTAACATGGGAAGAACTACCATGACGGGTGAAATTGATCCAGAGGAGTTAAATGGGCAGATTAATCGCTACAGTACTTCTGGTTATAAAAATAGTGATGAATATGATAAAATTCTTAAAATGGCGAGAGATATGATTGATTTGAAAGGTTCTTTTGTATTTGGGTCAGATTGGTTTATTCCTGTACATTTTGGACGACAAAAAAAATCCACCATAGATAAATCACGAAATAGTAATATAGTTAGATTTAGACAAAATTATTTATGTGATTGGATTGGTGTTAGTGATGGTGGCTTAATTAATATAAGTAAATTAATTAAATCGAGAACATTAGATGTACCTGAGTTAGAATGTCCAAAAGATAAAAGGGGAAATTTTGAATTAAACGAATATGTCATGGGGTGTGATATTGCACGTAGTAATACAGAAAATAATAATAAAACATCAATTGTTATGTTAAAACTTATTCGTAGTCCCCAAGGGTCAATTAGACAAGTGCATCTAGTCAATATTGTAAATCCACCCAATGGCTTAAATTTTGACGAACAGGCAATAATTATTAAAAGAGTTTTTAATCAATATGGTGGAGATTATGATGAGTTAAAATCTCGGGTTAAGGCGATTGTGGTTGACATAAATGGGGTTGGGCAGGGGGTTTTTGAATCGTTACTAAAAGATAGCACTGATTATGAAAACAATCAAGAGCTACATGCATTTAACTCAATTAATACAGATGATAAATCTTCTGATAGAAATGCTCCTTATTTATTGTATGGATTAAAATCGCAAGGCGTTAATAGTGATATTATAAGAATATTTATTGATAGTGTTGAGTCGGGAAAATTAAAATTACTTAGACCAATGGATGAAATTAAAGATGATTTAGATGGAAATGTGATTTCAGCAAAAGTTAATGTTGTTTCTTTTCAAACCCAACAATTAATTGATGAAGTCGCAAATTTAAAGTTAAAGAAGTCAGAAAAATCAAATGCCATTATGATTGAACCATTGGTTAAACGAATGGATAAGGATCGCTATTCTGCATTGGTTTATGCGCTGTATTATATATTTATGTTTTTGAATAGAGAAGATAATGAAGAAGAGGCATCTTTAGAAGATTATATATTTTTCTAAGTAATAATTAATTTAAAATTATAATAAATCTATAATTCATTAACAAATAAACAAATAACCAAACAAAATAACATACGAAAGGAGGGTTAAATCTTGTCAAGACCACGGAAATATAATAGAGTTGCAGGATTAGACTCTTCGATGAATAATATGAACATGAATAATCAAGTTAACACGAATAATCAAGTTAATAATCAATCCACATCTAGCACAGAAGAATTAACTGAACAACAAGTATGGGATGTATTACAA